CTTTCCTCAGACAGTTTAGGTTCAGCCGCAACTTTCTTCTCAAAATTAAGTTTATCAAGAACCTTCTGTTTTTCTGCAAAGAACTCTTCTTTGTTCATGATCTTAAAATCAATCTTGATATCCTTTCCTTTCTCATCACAAGCACTAATCATATTTGGCTTATCAAGAACCAAAAATTCTGCAACATGACGAATCACTGCAACCGGATCAGATCCGATTTCTATCTGAAAATTTGGAACACCATTATGTTTAAGACTTACTCCTTGTTGTTTGCTTTTAATATATATTAATTCATCTTCCATGATTTACACCCTTATCTCGTTTTTGCATATTTTTCAAGTTTAACAGTTAATAAACTCCTCCAGAAATAATGACTCTTATCTGAAAGATCAGTATCATCATTATCCGGATTAATAATCGTGACATTTGCATTATCCTGCACTATGTTAGCATCAAGGATCCTTTCAACTTCTTCAACCATATTATAAAAATGATCCTCATTAGTTCTTCCTGTAGTCCTAATATCAAGATTAAACTCATAAACCTGATTTTTTGAACCAGTCCCAACACCTGCAGGTTTCTTACTTTTTGGAGATCTATGCGCAAGAACCCAATCAGGACTTTCATTATAATTAATTCTTTTATAATCTGTAATTTTACCAAAAGTAGGTTTAGTACCATCTGTATTAGAAGTATTCCAATCATTAGATAAAATATCTAATATAAACTGTAACGGATCAAATCCCATTTTATTTTCTCACATACATACTAATTAATTTAGATATAGATCATTCTTATTTATAACATTATCGGCAAATACCAATTTGTTAACCTTAACAATTTGGTCATTAATAAAGAATTAGACACTAACAATCTCTACATGATCCAAAATAGTCTCATTAGCCTCATTCTTCCAACGAGTGGCTCGACTATCATGATTCATCTGAGAAGGATCCCCTGTATCAGAAAGAACCTGACTATAATCGTCACTTAAAACTACTTTGCTTGCAACAAGCATTGCAGCTGCATCACTAATATCCCCTGGAACAATTGTCTCACCAAAACGATAAGTCATTCTAACAGCCTTAGTTCTATGAAAATAAAAAGGATAAACAAACCTTAAATACATCACTCCATCCCTATAATCAACCCAGAAATCATCAGCTCTTCCTTCAGTCTTAGCAGTGATCCAATCTTCCCATTCCTGGCCATTCCAGACTTCAAGCTTATCCCCTTCACTTGTATCAAACTCTTTTATTCTCCTATGCAATAACTTAATTCTTAATCCTTCACGACGAACATAATTTTCTTTTTTCGGGAAATCATAATACTGTTCTTCAATAGTTACTTCTCGCCAGGCATGTTTAGTTTCAATATCAATCTTTGCTTCAGCCCAATTGATCCATTTATTAACCTGTGCAAGAGAAGGAAAAGTATCTGTTGCAAAATCAAACTTAACCTGCATAACTCTTTGAACATCTGAAGCAGTACAATAAGTTACTCCAATACTTGGTCCTTCTGTTCTCGTCCAGTAATCAATAGTTAAAGGTTGGCCATCAAAAACTTCAATCAAAAATGTCACATCATCACCTGATTTAGTGAAATGTACATCAGGTTGGTATATTGCGCCATTAAGCTTAAGATTAAACTGTTCAGAAATACTATCAGAAGTATCAAGAGTATAAACTCGATTTAAAGATCCGGATGCTCCAGTCATATTAGAAGCACTTATAGTTTTTGTATCTTGTTGTGGCTCAAGTCCCATTTTATATATTTAATTATTTTTCTTATTTATAACATTTGCGATTAATTTCTATATAACTTTTCCCATTCATCCTGTTTAATAAAGTATCCTTGCTTGTCTGCCAGGTTAAAACTATTCTGTCCAAGAAGAACTCTATCTTCTAAACCAACCATAGCACCCGCTGAATCTCCCCCAATATAATTCATGTCAGTACCAACATTACCTTTCTTACCGCTCCAACCATCAAGATCAGTGATTCGTCCCTGCATTACCCTTATTCCATCCATTGCTGGACTTCCAACACATCCCACGAGCTGACCAAGATGATAATCATCACTTCTATCCAGAGGAAACTCTTCAAAGTGAAGTGCAACCCTTCCTCCAGGAATAGTTTTATATTTAGGAAGCTCATAAAGAGCAGTATCATTACTTTTTTCCATTCCAATAAGTTCAGCTTTTACACCCTTCAAATAGATATCTACATTTTCAAAAATTGGAAACATCTGATTAACTCTGACCCTTCCGATATGTTCCATTGTCCGATACATACCATCAACAACTATTCCACAACCCTTTGCAGACCTTTGACCTATTCTCATCTCACAAACTTCAATATGCTTACCCAGACTGAACAAAAATTCGTAATCTTTTCTTAACTGATCCCTAACTGTTTCAACTATGTATCTTCCGCATCCAGGAGTTGCAATAGCAATTGCTCCAAGTCCAGCCAGTTTAATAAAGTTTCTTCGATTCATTAGCTTGTCACCTTCACTTGATTATTTATGTTTGCATAAGTATAATTCATTATAAATTTCCATCCTGTTAAACTTCCAGGACCAACAACAAAAACATTATTCTTTAAATGATCCACAACACTTGGAATAACACAATGATCTAATCCAAAATAAGTATGATCCCCACTTCCAGGATAAGTACATGAAGAACTTGCACAAGGTAAAGCACCAATAGTTTTTCCATCACTCCCATTAACACAAGCAGAACTACTATTTACTGGCCTATAATCATACAAGTTTCTATTAACAAAATTTATATCTTGTTCAATACTATCAATAGTTTGATCTGGATAATCTACCCTAAATGCTGTAAGATCTGAATATTTAGTATAATTATAAAACACAGTAGTAACAGGATTTCTGCTCCAAAAATTGTTTAATAATAATGGTGGTTCTCCATTCCAATCAGCATTATAACCTACACCCACAGTCCAATTAGTTGAATTATCAAATATGTTATCTCTAATTACAAAATTTGAAGTAAGTAAAGGACTTGCAGAAGCCCTTATTGCTTGACCTAATCTATGACTCCATCCAAAAACCTGAACACTATCAACAAGAGTATTATGTGCAAAAGTAATATTTTCAGTTATACTTCCAGCACTTGAACTAAAATATTCAATTCCATAAATACAATGATCTGCAATATTATATTCATATAACACATTTGTAATATTATGGTCTCCTGGAGCACTTGGACTTTGAGGACTAAATCCTGCATCATAACACCAAGAAGCATTATTTCCTTTTACATGAACTCTATCAACAGTTCTAAGACTCTGATAACAATTACCATACCTTGTATCTCCTGTTTGGTAAGCACCACCAATATAAAAGAAATTACAATCATATACATAATGCGGACTTGATTCTGCAAAATTTATACCATGTTGACCACTATATTTATAACTATGATTACTTATTTTGATATACTTTTTATCAAGTGCAAAAAATATCCCTACCTCAACAGCAATTTCAATATCATCAAACACATTTCCAGGATTACCAACATCATAATATAATTTCACATTGTTTCCAGTTGAGTTATACCAGAAATCAAGATTCGTATCAAGACCTGCAAAAGTATTGTTTTTTCTACCATTAAGTCCTGGTTGATTATTAAATATTATATTTCCTGCATCAGTAGTTAAGGTACCTACATATTTGTATATGTTAGCATCTCCTGTCAGAGTCCAGTTTCCTGCACCATTTGCTTCATAACTTCCATAAAAGACGGGTTTAGGTCCAGTACCATAAACTCCATAAGTTGTATTAGTATAGTTATCTCCATCTTGAGGATCAAAATAATCATCAGTTGTTAATCTCCATTCATCACCACGATTATATACAATATTATATCCTTGAACGTAACGACGATTATTAACTTCTCCCTGAGATTTTAATGGTGCATCTGGAGTCAATCCAGTATTTGCATCATTCCCAGAATTATTCATATAATAAGTTAAATCTTTTCCAAAACTTGAACCATTCAAAGTTCTATAATATAAATCTCCAATTTCTTCTTTAGACAATGAAACATTAAACACATATACTTCATCAATAGTACCATTAAACCTGTTTGATGTATCCATGGAACCAATAAAGAAATTTCCCCCAGTGATAGTTCTTGTCGCTGTTGAACAATTTTTTACTTGTATCCCATTCTTGTAAATCATAACTAAATTAGATGTTTCATTAAAAACACATACCCACATCTCCCAATTACCAACTACTGGTTCTGATGTTCCAGGTGCAATACAATTCTGATTTCCTGCACCAGTTGTCCACCTACATCTAATATCATGACCTGAATCTTTTAACATACCATAAGAGTATGATGGTGAACTTGATATTTTTCCTGCAATACCCATATTAGTAGCTTGCCTTTCTGCAAGATTAATCCAAGCCTTAATGGAAACATCATCTTGAGTATTCATTGGTCCTGTATCTGTATATTCTAAACTTCCATCTTGATTAAAATATGATCCTTCATAAAGAACTGATTTATTGAAAACAGAATTTAAAACAGTAGGATATCCAAGACCATAATAATCTTTATATACCCCATCAAGAGGTGCATAAAATACAATGTTATTATAAAGATTTGTTCCTGTCCATACTGGATCAATATCAATTTTGTCTTCCATTAAAAAACTCCATTTAACTGTTAATCCTTCTGGTTTGTGACCTATAAGTTTTATTTTATTGATCTCCCCGCGTTCCCAACAATCGCCATCTTTAAGAGGTCTCCAGTAACCAATAGAATCTTTATTTGTACTATATCTTTTAACTGTTGGAACAAGCCAGTCAACATCAACTTCTGGTTCTGTTGTCACAACATTATTTACATTATTCATATTGACCCATAGAGTTCTTCCACGAGTACTTTTCTTAAACAACACCGTGTTTGGTGCTTCTGCAATCGTTGTCTTATTAAGAACAACTTTTCCAGGGATATAAATATTTTGAGTATCTTTTGAATGTTCAAAACAAACACGCCAGTAAGAAGAAGTTACATTAATATAACTTTCACATTCAGTACCGCAAGATTGATCTCCAGTAAAACTATAATCCATTCCTGATAATTGAAATAATGCTCCAAAAAGATCTGTATAAGTAACAACACCCCCACTGATTAGTAAGGTTACAAGAATTATTGCTACTTGTTGCCATTTCATTATTTCACCTATGGACAAATTGATACCACTGTACCAGAAACATTTTGTATAAGACAAGTCCCATTATAATATTGTTGAGAATTACAAGAATTTCCATCCAAACAAATCTTTTTTCCAGAAGTCATATTAATATTGCCAGTCTCAACAAGATCATGACTATTAAAATTAACTTCATCTTCAGTATAATCAAAAGTTCTCTGTGCACCTGTAACACTTCCATACCCAAACATCATCCTATTATTTTGATCATCATCAACACACATCCATTTCTGATCTGAAAAACCACCATTAGGTCTTAACAAAATACATACATCATTTGTACTTGTAGATTCAAAAACATACTGAGGTCTTGAACTGTTTGTCACAAAAAAAGGAAAGTTCTCAGCAGTTGATTTTCCAATCAAAACATTCTTTGTGATATAAGTATCACTTGATCTATTAATCCATCCTGCAGAATTACTAAGATATCCTGAAGTTTGGGAAATATCCACTTCACTACTCTTATTAAAAGCATTTTTAATATAATCCACAAGATCCCCCACAATAGTTGTATCAGAATTAATAGTCACCAACGAACCATCATCCAAAATATTAGAGTTACCTTGAGAAGTTGTACCAGTCCATTTCGAAACAGTGTTAGAAGTTCCTGTTCCTGTAACCCCACCAACAACAGTTCCGGTAACATTCCAAGTACCCTTCATTAAATGTGTATCTGTAGCAGCATCATAAACGATACCTGTATTACACTGATCATTAACATCAAGGCCTCCATCACTGGTACAGTAATTAGAATCAAATCCTGACTGATTACTCAAAGTTGTAGTTGTAGCAAAACATTGAACATTCACACTATCAACATAACACAAACGGTTATCCTTAGATGAATAACAAGTATAACTTAGATTTACACTTGACAAATCAGCAAAACCATTATCTAAAATAATAGAAACATCTTGTAATATTACATCTTTAGTAGCATCACTATAAACTTCAATTTCGCCACTTGCATTACCATTATTCATTGTAACAACTATTTCTTCAGGAGCATCTCTAAGATCATCATTACTGTAAGTGAAATTAAGCGTACAATTTTCTGAATCAATAGTGTTAAAATTAGCCATCATCTCAACAACTCCAGAACCACCACCATTAGCAGCTGCACAAGGACTATCTTCACAAAAACCGCTTGAAGTAGTTACCCAATCACCAAAATCTGATTGTTGATTTGCAAAAGGAGAAAGTATTCCTGGGAAAGTTCCAGATAGTTTTGTAAGAGCATCACCCTCACTAAATCCTGCCTCATAAATAACAGGAGTAGAAACATGTACTGATCCATTAAAAACATCAAACTGGTTACCTTCCATTACAAAATCTGCATCACCCGTAGCTAAGATACCATCAAATAATCTGAGTAATTCATGAATTGTTGCAGTTCTATGAACTTCTAAATCTCCACCAAATAATAAAGGAACTCCTCTACCAGTTGTATCTGCAGCATATTGACATCCATCAGGTATTAAACTTAAATTTGTTTGTAACCAATCACAATAGTTTAAATAATTACTAACATTAAATAAAAAGTCAATACCTCCCTCATCTCCCATACCAGAGAAAGTTACCCATGTTTGAGGTACTGTACCAAATGAGTTCATATTTCCACTATAAGAATTATTATTTCCATTCTGTAACCAAGATGGCACAATTTGATCACCGTCTGAACTTCTTGCAACCCAAATGAAAGGGAATCCTCCTGCTTCTAAAATTTCTTCAGATTGAAATAACATTGCTGCACCGCCATCTACTGGAACAGTTCTAATAGTTTTATTTCTATCTTCAAAAAATAAATCACTATTTAATAAAACAGTACCATCTTCTTGAATTATCATACTATCTACTAATTCTGTACCATTCCATTGTTGAAATATGAAGCTTCTATTAACTTCTTGCACTATAAACCTTAAATCTGCGTTTACTGCGGATATACCTGTGGCATTATCGACTGATGAACCTGCTACACCTCTGGTCGCATTTGTTCCAGCAGAGAATATATTAATCTGTGAATCTCCATCATTTCCGACTGATAAGACCATAGTTGACAATGATTCATTAGTTCTGAATTTCAAGACTGCATTATTGAGTCCAATTGGAAGAGATTCGTTTAAGAATGAAAAATTATATTGCGTATCTTTAGCATTGAAAATATCTCCTGAACGGTTAATCATATCATCAACTTGGTTTTCAACACGAGTGATATTTCCATCAGTAATTGTTTGGTTAATTTTCATTAAATTCATAATATAAGCTTCTGACTCAGTACGATTATCTGTAATTAAAGTATGAATTGTGACTCCTGCAAGATAAACTGAACTAACCCAATCATTCATGCTTTGATTTAGATAGTCAACATAAGATTTCATTGAAAGATTAAAAGCAACATCTTTGGCATCAATATAAAGTTGTTGAGTGGTATTAAGCCAATTAGTATAATCTGTATTAGAAATATTTGTAAGATTAGTATAAGCCTCTGCAGTATTAACAGCAACAGTAAAATTCTCATTAATCAAAGTCATTGTATACGCTTCTGACTCAGTTATGTTATCTACAATCCTTGTATCAACTTCTGTTTTAGTATAAAATAAACTTCTTAACCATGAAACAATTATTGTAAGTTTTCCATTATCTTCTTTTAATTGTGTTGCATTAAGATCTGACTCATTGTAAGCATTCTTTCTGAAACCAAGACCTTCAACAACACCATCAATCTGAGTGGAAGTGTTATAAGCTTCTTTTTTGTAACCCAAATTATTGTTAAATACATCCACATCTTCTTCAGTTAAATTCGTGGGAGTTATAGAAGAAATTCTGTCTGCAGTAGTTTTATTCAATGCATTAGTGTAATTTGTGTTAGTCTCATTTGTAAGATTAGTATAAGCTTCTGCTTCTGTAAAATTATTTCTAACTGCATCATGTGTTGCATAAAGTTTGTTTGTAGTTGATTGATTAAAAGAAGTGTTTCCTGAAGCTCTTAAATCAATTGTATCATTAAGTCTTGATTCATCATAATCAAGATAATTTCCATCACGAAAGAACCATCTGCTCTTAAAATTATTAATCGGACCTTTCACAGTATACCAATAAACTGAACTATTTCCATTAATATTTCCTTCTTCAATTAAGGCAATATATAAAGAATCTGCAACAGCTTGGTTCCAAGACAAGTTTCCTGGAGTCAATAAAACTCCATCATCATAAAAACCTTCAGAAGAATTAATTGTAGTCATATTTCTTATTCCACGAATTCCTACACCATCAATATCTCCTGTAGGAATAAAAGGATAAACAGCACTAACTATTTGTGAGAATAAAATTGTACATAAAATTAAAAAAAATATTTTTGTTAACTTCATCTTAACCTGTTTTTATGCTGCCTTAACTACGACAAAAGCCCATTGTCTTCCATGCCTTAAAGGAACAATAAGATCTGCAACAACTACACTTCCTGTTAGTCCTGCATCAATTTCTGAAAGTTCAAAAGGTCCTAAAACTTCTATATCTCCTGCTGTCATTAATTTTCAACTCCTGCTTATTTTTTTGAATCAATAAAATCTTTATCTGGTTCAGTTGGAACATACTTATCCCCAGTAAGATCTGTATTATGTATTGTCTGATTTCCTACAACCTTTACTTCTTGATTAGATATTTCTTTATTATTTTCCTGATGCCCTGGAAGAGTTTCTTCAAAAGGTTCATCAGATAACATTCCTTCTTCTTTCAAAACTTTATTTTCTTCAAGAAGCCTTTTATTCTTTTCTTCATCAGTTTCTGGTTCAGGTTTATCTGGTTGCTTAGGAGGATCTGTCTCTTCACTAACCCAAGCCTTAATCTTAAGCCTACCCGGTTCTGAAATAGAAATGTCCAATTTATAATTATGCTCAACAGCATCAATAACATTCTTTTCCTGCATATAAATATCTCGAACAATCTCTGCATCCTTATCATCAAGACCAATCTTTTTCATCTTATCATAAAGAACTACATCAACATCAGATTCTTGTTTTTCTTTCATAAAAATATTCCATTTCTTGAAACGATTAACTCTTGTTTTTGTAGTGATCCATTTAAGATCTATCTTATTAGTTACCTCAAAAGGTTTTCCTCTAATACTCATATATTTTGTCCCAGAAGGTCCAATGTACTGATTTGTCTGCAATGTTTGTGTTATACATACGAATTTACCCATTTTAGTTCTCATCTCCAATATCTTATATTAAAAAATTATTTAAAAAAAATAAAAAAATTATTTTTCAGATTTCTTAGCTTTCTTTTTCCCAGACTTGCCTTTATTAGCATGCTCTGTTTTTGCTAACTCTGCCATACGTTCAGCATCTCTTTCATGAATAGATTTTTTAGTTTTCATCTTCATCCACCTGTTTATGCGTTAGGATCTACTTGGAAGAATGTTGCTCCATCTCCGTAAGTACCGTTGTTGACAACTCCTGCATCAGATTTGTCCTGTGTAATATTCAAATTACAATTTGCTATTGTATTATTAAATACTGCAAGTGTTCCATCTGTTGGTTCTGTAGCTGCAATCTGTATTCCTATATCTGTAGAATTGCTTCCCAATATTAGGTTGTCATAAATCCATGAATCTGGCCTATTTCCAGCTGTAGGAATACAATTTATCCCAATAGCTGCTGCATCAACCTGAATAATATTTCTTCGATAAACTGCTCTTGTTGCATTGTGGTATATACTACCAGTTGCCCAGCTTCTAAACAAACAATCTTCAACAACAAGATCTGGCTGATCTTGGGTATCATCACATAAGATCCCATATCCATCATTACCCCATCCATCAAATCTGCAATTTGCAACATATAACTTATAAGATGCTGTTGTTCCTGCAATAGCAATACCGTTTCCGTTTCCTCCTGCTGCACTAAATCCTAATCCTATAATGCTAACTTGGTTAGCATCAACAGTCATAAGATCCATTGCACCATCAGAATAAATAAGCGCTCTGTAATCATTGCAACTTTTGTTTGGTCCTACTATTGTGAGATTATCATTAGTAACTGCTAATGCCGCACTAATCTCATAATCTCCTGGTGCAATAAAGATATAATCTCCATCGCCTGCTGCAGTAAGTGCTGCTGCAATTGTATCAAATGCATCATCCCAAGATCTTCCTTCACCTGAAGAACCTGCACTATCAACATACCATACATCTTTGTTAGTATTTACTCCTGATACACCCTGCGAAAATGTAACTTGTTGATCCCAAAAATAAGGGCCAGCATTATAAGGTGGTGCTGCAGGGTTTGGTCCTGTTAATCCTTGTCCTCCCATTCTGATCTCCTCCTACTTAAGATCTCTTATAGATCCTTGTGCTGCTAAAAAAGTACACACCAATTCTCCTGCTGTATAATAAACTCCTTCAGTTCCAAATCTTCCAATCGCAAACGGATTAGGATTTGCTGCACTCATTCCGCTTTCAAAGTAAAGTGTCGGATACATAAGTGAGATTCCAAGTCTTGGCCGTCCACTTCCTGCTTCTTCAGTTGTGTCAAGCATATAAATTCTTGAAATTGTATCTTGCGCTGCACTCTGAGTGCTGAACAAAGGTGTACCGTAAACAGTTGCTACTCGAACACCTGCTCCCATTCCACCATCAGTTTCAACACCGTTAATACCAATAGTAAAACCAACATTCTTTTGGAGAACTCCTTGATATCTTACTTGGTTTTCGTAAATACCAAAGATCTTCCATTTAGTGTCATTTCCTGTCAACATTAAATTAGTTGCAGCACCATTTGTTTCAAGATTTGAAAAACTTGTCCTGATGATCTCATCAGTTAAGAATCTGTCAACTCCAGAATTATGGTTTACATAAGCATCTGCCCATGCTGCTCCACTTCTGTCGATTCCATAGATATCTTCATCTCCTGCTGTCCATCCAACTGCTGTTGCATAAGCACTTGATGCGGTTACCCTATCAATACTTTCAAATTTGTTTGTTGCAAGAGTATCTCCATCAATCAAAATCTGACGGTTAATATCCTTTCCGTGGAATGTTGCAAAGTAACCTCTTAAGAATTCCATATCTCCAATTGCATCATCAGCTGACTTATTCACTTTACCCTCTTGGATGTATGAAACATCAAAAGAATGAACTACTTGCTTTGTGGTCACTGTAATTTCTGCAAATGTTGGCTTAATAGTTGCAGGAATATTTCCGTTTTCTGCTACTGCTCCATAATCTGAACTTGAAGGATCTGCTGTGATAGCTCTAAATCCTGAATGCGGCCATGGATATTTAGGCAATAACGCAAATGCATTTGCTTCCATATTTATCTGATTAAATGCGAAAGCTCCAAACACTGGGTTATAAACGCCTGTTGTTGTAGTAAGAACTGGTGCATCTTTTTTTACACCAAACCCACCATAATAATGTTGTAAAAGATTGTCCATATTGTTAAAGTCTACCATTTTTTTCTCTCCTCCTACTCGATTAGTAAGCCCATATCTCGGCTTACATCATGACAGTGTCTGAAGGATTTCTTAACAGTTCCTTTTGCGATATCTACTGCAAGAGTTTCATTTTCTTTTCTTGCTTTTGTGACTTTCGCTGTCTCTTGGAATCCTGGTCTGGTTTCAGCTGATTTCTTAACTGATGCCATATCCTTTTGTAATCCTTCAATAATCGTATTCTGTTTTGAAACCATTTCCTTGAAAACTGATTCTTGATTACTGTTTTCTGCTAAAGGAGGTTCAGGTTGTTTAGCATCTGCTTCTCCAGGAATATCTGATTTTGCTTCTTCTTTCTTTGTCTCTTCAACCTTTTTCTCTTCAGGTTTTTCTACCTTAGGTTCCTCTTTAGGTTCTTCCTTAGGTTTTTCATCTTCTTGTTTTGCAACTATTGCATCTTGCTTTTGTACTTTCTCAGCAAGTGATTTAACAACATCTGTTAAGTCACCCACAGATTTAGTAATAGAAGCAATCTGTTCATCATTTGTTTTTTTAACTTCTTCAGCCATTTTTTTATCCCTCATAAATTTAGATTTTTCAACATTATCTAAATCATTAGTTTTCTTATTTATAACATTATCGGCGTTTTTGTCCGAATTTGCCTTTTTTGTTTCTTCTTTGCCAACTTCTTTTTTTGGCTTTTCATAACCTTTATCAAAAGTTTCCTTTAATTTAGCTATCTTACCTGCCACATAGCCCATTATGTCGTCGACAGTCTCCATTTCTGATTTAGAAAGCATTTTCTTAATCGGATTTTTGCTCTTAGCAACCAAACTTACAAACTCATTAAGTGCCAAAGGATTTGCAGGATCCTTAACATTAGCAGTCTCATACTGGTGAAAATCATCTCTGATCCTTGTCATAAGACCAGTATCAGGATCCTTCTCAAATTTAAACTTTAGATTAAAACCTCCCACACTGGATCCTTTTCTTTTTCCAGATTGGGTTTCGCTCCATACAAGATCATCCTGTTTATTATCATCAAAGATCCTGTTCAAATGCAAAACACCCATCTTCTTAGCTTCAGGATGTTCAAGAACTTTATATGCATGCGTCTGGCCAACAATAGCATTAGTATGAGTATCAGAAATAGGACCATTCCTTTTAAGCAAAGTATCTTGATCATTAATTATATCTGTTATCTGAACTTTCTCACCATCATGATCACGAACATCAACACTCGCCCAACTAACATAAACTCTATCTTCAGCATTCTCAACAACTTCACGAAGCATCTCCATATCATCCATACTCTGGAAAGCATCCAAAACCTCATTAAAAGAATATGCTGCATTACCTTCAGATTTTTTAACAAACATTACATCATTCATTTATTCCACTCTCCATTTCACTCCTTGCTTTAAAAGCAGCATTAGTCAAAAAATTAGTTGCTTGCAATCCTCTTTCTTGTATACTCTTTGCAATTGCAAAACTCACACTCTTAATCCTTTTAGGATCAGTAATTCCAAGCTTTCTTTCAACCCATTTATGTAACCATTTACTATAAACTGGACTTCCTGGATTTCTTCCAAACTCGATAACATCAGAATAAGGTGCAGGATAAACAATTGTTTTCTCAAAAGGTTTTCTTACAACATTTGCGGTTTTAAACATTGTTGAACTATCAGTTTTGTTTTCATCAATAAGAGTTAATTGGCTAAGTTCAAAAATTCTATCTGCAATATCATCCATGAATTTATCAACTGCGCTTAATAATTGTTGTTCTGCTGTTGCCATAATATTTTATTATAATAGAATTCGTTTATAACATTATCGAAAAAAAAAGAACTTAGCAGGAAAAAGAATAAACCCACTAAGTCCTAAATAGGTGATCTAAAATGGAAAACAATAATCCATACTTAAGTTTTAAAAAATATATTATCTTTTAAAGAACCTTGAGTTCTAAGGAATATATGTCTCGACTGATAATGACTAACTGGAAAATTCTTATCAACTACCCACTTAGGAAAATCTTTAATAGACTCCTCCTCAATAATATTAATTAATTTCTGCCACTTAACTCCCTTACCAACACGCTTCTTAATTCTTTTACTTGTCGAAGTAGTTCTATGATCATTTGGTCCAATCCATAAATAATTAAACTCATTCTCAGAATCTTCTTTCTTATAACTATTCCTTCGAGCAGCACTTGCAACTTTACCAAGTTCAGTCCTTGCAATATTCTCTGCACGATAATCTGTAACATCAGCAACATCCTTAATCTTTTCAGTAATCTTCGCAACAGTCAACTCTGCAGGATTAGCATAACTCTCATTCAAAATAAGATTCAATTTAGAAACAACATCATTAGACAAATCCTTAAAAGCCTTACTTAAAACATCCTGGTTCTTCAAAGCTTCCAAAGCATTAACATCAACCTGACCAAAAACAATATTCACTCCAAGATCTTTACCAACAAAATCCATCTGATCCTTATAAACTTTATCAAAACTTAAACCAACAGAACTCTTCAGACTGTCATAAAGATTTTTGTCAATCTCTTTAATCATTTTAGACATCTCAAAACTTGAAGGTTTACGCTTAAATTTCTTTAAGAATATATCAACATTTTCTTCAAGAGTCTTAGAAAAGGTAGTGAAATTAGCCCTATTTCCTAAATTTGGCTTTTTTTTTTGTTTATCAGCTTTATTAAAAGAAGGCTCCTCGGGTGTTCCAGAATTATCAACATCTCCTTCGTTTGTTGGGGGTGAATCAAAAGAGTTAGAATTTTGTGGAATACCCGGGAAGCCAGATATTGGAGAACGTGCTTCAATAGTTCCTGGATGGATCTTAACCTCATCAGTATCTTCAACATAAACAACTTCAAGACCAAGCTCTGCAGCCTTCTCACCAATCTCAAGACTTTTCTGTTGTCTGTCAAGCTTAGCCATTTCATCCTGTTCTTCAGAAGGTTTAAGTTTTAAAACTAATCCTTCAACTTTCATTGCTTTAAGATCATTCTTAAAAATATCATCATGCCCTGACTGGTTAGCCTGGATCCTACGATTAGTAACTG